ACCATTGCCCTTGCAGATCTTGACCGCATCGCGCCAGCAATGGGCAAAACCCGGCGCTTCCAGCCGCAGATACAGCCCCTTGAGCAGATCGTAAAACTCCGGGGCTGCCTCTGCTTTCTTGCGCTTGGGCTTTGCGGCCCGATGGCGCGGCGCCAGATAGGCCAGACGGTCGGCCAGATCGACACCTTCGATCTTCTCGAACCAGCCCCAGATCGTCCGATCGCTGATCCCGTGCTGCTTCGCCACCATGCCGACCGCGAGGAACTTGCTGGTGGCCGGCGCCAAAGCCTCGACTTCCTGCACGATCCGCAACGCGCGGCGGGCCTTGTCCTTCACGCTGTCGGGCAGGCCATCGAACCACGCCCAGACCTCGCCCCGATCCGGGCGGGCCTTGGGCGCCTCGGGCGGGTTCATCCGGCTGATCAACTCGCGCTGCGCGCGCGCCGGAAACAGGCGCCAGTGATATTCCCAGCCACCGCCCCGGCCAGACCGGCGCCGGGCGAAATCCGGGTTGCCGCGCCAATCCTGCCGCTTCGCCAGATCGGCGATGGCCTGCATGGTGTTCGGCAGGTCCGGCAGGGCGGCATCCGCGATCTCTTGCGCGGTGAACCACTCTTTAAGGGGCAGTTGAAGGCTCATTCTGCGGCGATCTCCGTCTCGCCCAGGCCAATGGCCTCGGGGGCGATGCCAAGCGATGCCTCCTCGTCGCGCAGCAGGGCCGCCAGCTGGTGATAGGCCTGGGCGACAAACCGGCGCCGGGCAGCCGTGCGGCTGCGCGACCAGGCATTCAGCAGGGCCTTGAACTCGACATCAACCGGATCGACCTCGGGCGCAGCGGTGTTGCGGCCATCCTCGGCCGCAAGGCTCTTGCGGGCAGCGGCGGCGGATTTGGCATTGCCGCTGGCAAGGCGCGTCACGACCGCCGAGCGTTCGGCAGGATCACTGATCTTCGCCAGCGCCTTCAGATCCTGCATCGTGATCCGACAAGGGGCGGCGTCCAGCTGGGCAGCCTCGGATGGCGTCAGGTTCTCGCCCGCCAACATCGCGCGCTTGACGGTGCTTTCATCCACCCCAAAGGCATCTGCCATGGTTCTGGTCAGGGGCAAAATGCCCCCCACCAGATTTCCGGTGTGCTGGTTGCCCTTGAACACCCCCGGTTTGCGCTCCGGGTGCATGGCGTAATAGTCCCGCTTCCACGAGGCCACGAAGACCGCTGTTTGCAGCGGCGTCATCCGGGCGGCGCCCAGATTGTTGGTGGCCTCCATGGCGCGGGCCTCATCCGCGCGGCACTCGACCACCAGGGCGGCGATATCCGCTAGACCCATGCGGCGCGCGGCCTCCAGCCGGTGCGCCCCGTCGATCAGGACATAGGCATCCTTCACTTTCCGGACATGAATCGGCGTCGTGATGCCGGTATCCTCGGCCATCACCATCAGGTTCTCGACAAAGGCATCCCGCACGTCGCGCAGGCGGCCCTCGATCGTGATCGCCTCCAGCGGCAGGCGGATCACATTGCCGGAATTCAGGAACTTCATTCTTCACCACCTGCCAAGTCGCTATCGTTGGAAAGCATTGCGGACAGGCTGCCCAAGTCAGCTTCAAGCCGCTCGAGGTGGTGCAACAGCATCACCTTCGAGACCGATCGGGCGGCGCGCACCTTCTCGATGATTTCGCGGTGGCGATGACGAAGGTCGATCGCAAGTTCATGGGCAGTCATCACCCGCGCCCTCCGCGCAAACTGGATTTCTTGCCGCCGCCGGACAGGCCGCCAACGATGCCGTAGGCGCCCAGGTAATCGACGCCACTGCTACGGCAGGGGCCGCACATCCGGTTGCCAATGCCTTCGCTGTTGAACTCCTGCCCGCAGGTGATGCAGGGCCGGGGTCCGCGCCGCTCGCGCGCTGCCGCCTCGACGGTCAGGCGATGTGCCTCATGGCGGGCCACCGACCGAGCGAAGGGGCCGGAAACGCGATAGCCATGGGGATCGACCACGATCCAAGCAGCGCCCTGGGGCTGCGCCAGGTAGCCACGCTGGGAAATCTGTGGGCCGCTCATTGCCCGCCCCCAGACAGGGCATGGCCGATCAACAGGCCACCCCAGAGCGTCACAATGACCGAGGCTGCGGCGATCAGATCGCCCACCCAGCTCTCCTCGGTGCGGATCAGCCAGATGCGGGTCAAGCGCCAGTGGCGCGCGCAAAACGAGAGCATCATGCGACCTCCTTCTTCTGGCTGGGGCGGGGGATGTCGGCGGGCCATTCAATGTCCACCGGCCAGTGCTCGCTGAACTGACCGAGAAAGCGGTCATAGACGCGATCCGTGACCCGGATCGGCGGCCGCTTCGCAAAGGCGGACCAATCCCACCACCAGCGGTAGATGCCGGATGTGTCGTCGGCGAAACGGACAACCCCAAGCGCCTGGGGGAAGCTGGGCGCGGCCTGCATCGCCAAGAACAATCGGCCGAGCCGGATGACATGCTCCGTCTTCTCCGAAATCTCGGGCGCGGGCGCCTGTACCACCCTTTGGGCGGCTATCAGTTCAGGGCAAATCAGCAGTGCCATGCGGCGCCGCAGCTGAAGTGCGCGCATCATGCAGCCCCCGATTTCAGATCGGACACATGGGCGCGCAGGCGGGAAAGCAGGCCCTTCATGGGGTATCCTCGACATGGTGGGCGGAAGGATCGACAATCAGCAGCAGCGACCCGTCGTCGCGCACCACATCGAAGACCGCCCCTGAGTGGAACGACGATGGCAGCAGCCGCCCGCCCGCGATCTGGCGAGCCATGCGCCACGCAAGGCGAAAGCCGTCAGGGCTCGTGAAGAATATGCCGGTCTGATGCTCCTCCATCACATCCACAGCGCTCTCGCCACGTCCGATGCGATCAAACATTTCCCGGTCAGTGACCGTGCAGACGTCGAGCATCGGCATGCGCCGACCGGACCCATCCGGCACAGTCTGCAAGCGAAAGATGTTGAGGGTCGCGCCAGGGCGCAGGATGCACAGTGGCTCTTTGGTGATCAGGCCAATGCAGGCGGGTTCATGCTTCGGGCCGAACATCACGCAGGCCTCCGGCAAGCGGAAATCCGGCGCCGGGCGGTGCTGAGCGAGGGCACAGGCCAGCCGCGCTCCTCGGCCAGACGCCGCACCTGACGGTAGGCAACCGCAAAGGGCGGGCGCTCGGGGCGGAAACAGGCCTCCATCAGCGCCGACATGAATTCTGCATAGGTGACGCCGCCCATCATGCGGCCCCGCGCTTGCGCTGGTTGGCGCGCACCTGCTCGGCATGGTCCAGCAGGCGCTTCTCATAGACGTGGCGGACGAAATCCATGCCCGCCGCCTCGATCATCCGGGCCAGAACATCCTGACCGTTCGGGCCGCGCGACTGGCCGAAGGTGGCCTGACGCGCGACCGTGGGCTTGATCCCCGCCTCGCGGCACCACTGGTCGAAATTGGTGCCATTGGCGCGAAAGGCGCCAATAATCGCCTCGTGCAGAAATGCACCGGGCTGGAATTTGAATTCCGGCTGTGTCATGTCTTTCCTTACTGCGCCCGCTGGCTGTCACATCTGCGGCGCTCAATGTGAGATTAGGTAGATTATAATCTACTGTCAATGGATAAGGTTGAACATTGTCTACCTTTGGTGAACGACTTCGTGCAGAACGTGCAACGACCGGGCTTAGCCAGGTCGAGTTCGCTGCGCTTGGCGGGGCCAAGAAGCATTCTCAGATCAACTACGAGGCAGACAAAAGTTGGCCTAGCTGCGAGTATCTTTCGCTGCTCTCAAGGCATGGCGTTGATGTTCACTACATCCTGACGGGCGAACGCCTCTCGGCCATCCCTGCGCCGCAGGCAGACCAGCTGCCGCCGCGCCTGCGAGAGCGGCTGCGCGATGCGATCGAGGCGGTCGAAGCGGGTCTCGATGCAACGGGTCGCGAGGCGTCGCCGCGCGTCAAGGCAGAGCTGGTCCTTGCCGCCTACGACATCCTTGCCAGCGAGGGCGAAGCCGCCACTGCGCAGATCATCCGTCTTGTGAAAGTAGCCTGAGGTTGGAATGTCGGACGAAGGGAAGCGCAAGATCGCGCACCTGATGAAGGAAACTACCCCGAAGAAGCGGGCGCCGCGAAAGCCAAGAAAACCGCCAGAGGTTCCCGCAGCATCAAATGTGTTCAGCATTACCGGGAATGGCAACTTCACCGCTGGTGGTGATATGCACATATCGACCGGGCCGGCACCTCGCCCAAAGGTCAATGTTCAGACCGGGGTAGGCGTCATCGACGCCAAGCAGAAGGCCGAGCTGACTCGCAAGTTGAAGTCTTGGCTGGCTGCCAGAAATGCTGTGCGCAGGGACGTCATGGTGCTCGGCGCTGCCTGGGCCGCTGTCAACGCCCATGTGGGCGTCAACAGCTATCACGAGATGACGCCGGAGCAGTTTAAGAAGGCTCTGGCTTGGATCGGTCGCGAGCGGGCGATCCTGAGCAGCATGAAATCAGCTCCGATCAAGATCGAGGGTTTCCGCAACGATATGATCCGGGCGATCAAGGCTCGCAGCAGGGAACTTGGTGATTTGAATTACTATCGCCCTCGCGCTGCGGCGACCTATGGGGTCAGCAGCCTTGCGGACATGAGCGACAGGCAGCTCCAGGAACTTCGCGCATGGATCATGCAGCAGCGGCGCGGATAGGACGGTCAGTTGAGGAGGATTGGATGAAGCACTTTGCACTACTGACAGCGGCAGCCTTGGGCCTCGGCGCCTGCACGACCGAGAGCTTTGAGGCGCGACCCTATGACATCGAATTCCCGATCAATCGGAACTACCAGGCGGTCTATGCGGGCGTACTGGAGGCATCGCGCGCCTGTTGGGGCGGGCAGTTCGCGATTCTCTCGATGTCGCGTGTCGAGGGGCAGCTCTATCCCGATCTTGGCTATGGCGTCGTCTACCACGGGGAGACCGCGATGATGCCGGTGCATCACACCTCGACCAAGATCGAGAGAGCAGGTCGCGGCTCTATCGTCCGGGTGAAATTTGGCCAGCCGCCGCGCGCGGGTGGCGACGGCGGTGCGACGTTCCGTGGCTGGGTGGAATACTGGGCTGCTGGTGGGCGCGCTTGCCCGAAGGTTGGGGCGCTGACTGCCCCGAAGGCGTAATGGGACGGGAAATTCATGGACGCCAGAGACCAGCAGATCACGGGCCTTACCGAGCGGGTTGCGAAACTCGAGCAGCTCGTCAGCGATCTATTTTCGGCTTTGGATGGCGCCATTCAGGCTTTGGGTGCCGAGGATATGATGGGCGCTGCGGCGGCGATGTCTGCGTTCGTTCAAGACGGCGAACCAGCCGATTAAACGGCAGGCATCCGGGGGCGGTTCCTGATGTCCATCGTCGATGCCCCCGAGATCCGAGCGATGTTCGCCTGGGCGCGGATCGAGGAGGTCAGCACCACCTATTCCGTATCCAGCAAGGGCTCCAACAGGGCCGCCGAGCTGCTGATCAGCGGCGCTCCCTGACCGCGGGCTTCAGGTCTCTCCGCCCGAAATCACTTGAAAGTTCGGCAAACCGTTTCGCCCGGCACTAGGCTCTTAAGCCACTGTCGGATAACAACTATTCCGAACTTTCAAGTTCCAGACGCAACTTTCAGGCCAATTTGAAGGTTCGGCCCACATCACCTCGGCCTCTGAGCCATCCGCCATGGCCGATTTCCCATTATTTTCTTGGGGTTTAATGTCGATTTCCCCGGTATCGGCTCATCCGCCTGTGCCTCGACCAAACCACGATTGAAGGCGCGTTTAAGGCTTCACTGCAAGACATTGCCTGCCCTCGCGTTCAACGGACCTGATCCGCCCTATCGCCATGATTTTTCGGTGATTTTCGGCTGATCCCACCAAATCCCACCTGTTCCCGCATCACTGCAGATCTTCGTGTCTCACAACAGCGCTTACGCTTCCACAGTGCTTCCACGGGTCTTGGAAACGCAAACGCCGCCCCGAAGGGCNGCGCTTAAGCGTTTGACAACGCGATATATTTTGGTTTGCGGGGGCAGGATTTGAACCTGCGGCCTTCAGGTTATGAGCCGAACATTTTGNNTTTTGCGGATTCCCTTGATTTCAAACCCTTACGGCACAAGGCTTTGAACTGGCGCTGTCTTCTTCCAGAACTCGACGTCTTTCGTCGTCATCCAACGGATTCCGTTGCCGTCGACGCGACGCTCGCGGGTTGACCAGACGTTGACAAGAGTGCCGACGATTATCTTGATCACAATCAAAATGGGCCGGGAGCGAACGAACATGCGTCGCTCAACCTGTCTTCAATAGCCTGCTGCTACCTGGCTCGCGTGCGCTGTGGGTCACGCAAGCGATCACGCACTTGATCATAAATCTCGTTGACGCCGGGCATCGCGATTGTGACCGCCAAGCCGAAGGTGACCGCCTCATCCATGCGAGCTCCTTGATCCGGCTCGCGCTGAACCCACAAAGGCAACGTCATGTCAGCGGTCACAATGGCGGCGCCATCCCCGCGCCAAGAGCGGGTGTAGACTGTACCGCGATTGGTTTGGTTCAGATCGGGCTGATCTCCATGAGCTTTTACGCTAAGGCGGTCGATGTCTTCAGGATCGAGGATCTTCATCCTGACTGTTCGGTAGGAACGACGCCCGGAGAGGACGGGGGTGAACCATGCCAAAGTTGCGGACAAGGAATGCGGCACAGTCTTACCGCCGTAGGCAACCGGTATCGGCACCGAGACGGCTAACCGTTGCTCCGGACCCAATTCACCCGTTGCCCAAAATGTTGCCCGATCCGCTGCGCATGAGACGGCTTCGTCAGGGTCGACGGGCCCATATCCAACGAAGCGGCGTATATTGTCTTTCTGCCTCGGGGCTTGCCCCCTACCGTGTGGCCCCAGTAGCCGACGAACAAAAGACGCAGTTGCGTCTGGCCATCTAGCAGGGTGTACGAGAAGCGCCTTGAGCAGCACTGCGCGCTGTCGCGCGGGCACACGTAGAAATACCTCGCCATATGCTGCTTCCAGCGCATCGTGAATGCGATGTGCAGTTCGCGATGCCAGGGATGTCGCCGCACTCGTGCCATTGGTGTAACTCTCGGCGCCCTCCAGTCCCTGACCGGAAGGTGGAGCGGCGACCTTGAGACCTGCTCCGCGACTTGGACGACCAGGCGCAACCCGGATCGCAGCGCCGTTGCCGCTGGCGGTAACGCGCAAATGTTCGCGCGCGCCGGGCAGTAGGAGGTCAGGCTTTACCGAACCGGCAAAACCAGGCCCGAGCGCGCTCGATGGGTTTGATGTATCCAGTCTGGGAAAAGGATCGACGTTAGTGCGAGCGAACGCACGATCGGCTGCAGAAACCCAGTCCGAGTTCTTGGCACCGATGGTCAGTCCGTTGACGGTCTCACCTGGGGCCAGCAGGCGGCGATCCGCCTGAATTCTAGCAAGCGCTTGGATAAACGCTGATGATCGAGCGTCCGGTGTGGCGCTTTCGAGTTCCACACTTGTCGCGAAGCCTGGAATTTCGAAGTCCCCGACGATGTTTCCGGCACTGACCAAAAAAAGAATCCCGAACCTATATGCAAGCCGGTCGAGAAGCCTCGCCCACGGCGACATCTGGCCTTGGAACTGCCGATGTCGATTTCCAAGCGACAGGTTGACAATGATGACGTGGCGGGCGGTAGGCTCTTCTGCTTCCCGCATTTGCAGGACAGCCTGATAGATTACATCGACAATCAGCCTATCCTGAGGAAACTCGTCTGAGGTGCCGAGGACAGGGATACAGTGAATACGGCGAGGCAGAGGAGTATCCGAGCGATTGCGGTCACCATGTATGATCAGCGAGGCCATAGCCGTGCCATGCACACGCTGGTTTACCAGCGCGGTTGGCTCTAGCCCAAAGATGTCGTCGACAATCAAGTGCTGCCGCAAGAGTGGATGGGCCGCGACCGGAACTCCGTCGAGCAACGCCAGAATAGCGTCGGGTGAAAGCTCTCTGCTCTGGTCGATCGCCCCTATTGGTAGCGCATCTTCTACATCCAACGCAGTCGCCACGCTTTGAGGCCTGATGTGCATGACAGGATCGAGTCCCGCAACACTTGACTGAGCGCGATCCACGATTGCGCGAATTGCGCCCACCGGCAGGCGGGCCAAAAGGGCATGATAAGAGATATCGTCTAGCCTTGCGCGGCTGATGATATCTCCGCCGCGCTCCCTGATTGCCGTCACAACTTCAGTTTCGTTCAATGTGCCAGCTGCGGCCTGCGCGCGAAAGACCAGCTCAATCTCAAGTGTAACCAGCTCGTCATCAGCACGCCCAGAGATCTGCCCACTCAGGATTTCGCGATCAGAACCCTGAACCCTATCGGATGGCCCCCAGGGCCGCAGATCGCGCAGGCAGTCAAACACGTTACGCCAAGGGGTAAAGCCAGCAGGAACCTCCCCGGTTTCCAACCATTTAGTCCAGAGCCGCAGTAGTTGCCCTAGGGCCTTGGCGTCGGGCACGAGCAGGTAGGCGACAGGCTGTTTATCGTCGTCGGAGGGCAGCTCTTCCTCATCTACCAGTTCAAGACCAACCACCTTGGTGATCGCACGGGCAAAGTCTTGAATGCTTCCACGTACTTCAAATACAAGCAACCGTTCCGGCGCGAGTGCCGACGGATCGTGCCTCAGCTCGAGGCCAGCCGGATCACGCGCAAGCACATCAGCCAATCGCTGAAACTTAGGTCCGTGTCTCTGTCCCTGCGCCTGCCGCTGGAACTTCTCGGGCGCCTGTGGAAAACCGGGGCTATCCCTTGTCAGACGCGCTTGGGGTTTTCCGGCTTCGAGCCGTAGAAGCGGTTTTCCCGGGTCGTTGACCATCCAGTAGCGCCTCCGGCCTCACTCGGGAGGCCCAGAGATCAAGCTCGATCTTCAGCGCCGTGTCGACGGACACATCTCCCAGTCCCAATATTTGCCTACGACGCACACTCTGACAAAAATCAAGCGCCTCGGCATAACTAACCGCCCCAAGCTTTCCGGCAATCAGTCGGATAGTGAGACTTGGCCTATCTGGCCAATGATCAATCACGCGGTCAAGATACTCCTCGAGCCTAGCCTTATCCGGCGCTGGAAAATCGAGACGAAGCTGAAACCTTCTCCAGACTGCTTTGTCCAGTAGTTCGCCATGATTGGTTGCGGCAACCACAATCACATAGCTCGGCAACTGATCAAGTTGCATCAGAAGGAAGGAGACTACCCGCTTTATTTCTCCAGTTTCATGAGTATCGCCCCGTTCTTTGCCAATGGAGTCGAACTCGTCAAAGAAAAGGACGCTAGGCCGGGTGCGGACATAATCGAAAAGCTTCCGCAGGCGCGTATTCGTTTCACCAAGATAGCTTCCGATCAAAGCATCGTAACGCACCATGAAGAATGGAAGGCCAAGAGCTTCCGCCACAGATTCGGCAAAGGACGTCTTCCCGTTTCCGGGAGGCCCAGAAAGAAGAACACGGTGTCGAGGCTCATACCCATGCGCCCGAAGCACATCGGCTCTTACATGTTCCTGCACCAGCTGCCGACCATTTTCCTGTACCGGGAACGGCAGAAGGAGCTGTTCCATCCTAGCCCGCGGTTCGATTTCCAGAATGGCATCTTTGCCCGCTCCGGACTGCATCGATGCCGATGTCAAAGGTGGTGGTGACACCGGAACACTCGACATCGCTTTCTCGAGGCGATCAGCAACAATGTGATGGTTCTGAGCACGTTCCTCGGCCACCAAGGCCTCGGTAGTCGACCGCAGCATATCCCGATCACCGGCGGCACCGGCGCGCACAAGAGCTATCAGGAGGTCACTTCTTGCCATGGTTCAGTCAATCAGAGTTCGCGCTGCTTCGCCGAATCCTACAAGGATTTTGCCGAGGTGTCTTGCCCACAAATGAGCCAAAGGCCAGATAACGCCGCTGTCCGAGAACAACCATATGCAACAATCGGCCGCTTCGGACCAGGTACGTGCTATCGCTGCTCCCTTGGCGTGACATCCCTCACCCCCTGTTGTAGCAGCGACGCCACCTGGTCGACGGTGAACTTGAACCCCTGCCCATCCGGGATGCGCACGACCGAAACCGGGTACTTGGGGCGGCGGGGGTCGATGCCGGTGATGCGGAACTGTTCGCGCCCGGTGCTGAACTGGCGGCCGTAATCGGTAGGGGAAAGCCCGAAGGCCTCAGCCAGCGCCTCGAATCGCAGCCGATCAGGGTCGAGAGCGCTGCCATCCGGCAAGGGGATCGAGACGCGAAAGGTGGCATCGAACCCCCAGCGCAGGTCGACGCCGGTGATGTCACGCGGCTCGACCACTAGGCCATGCCGGGCCGCGACGGCTTCGCAGGCCTTCAGCATCTCGGCCTGCAACCGCTGGCAAAGAACGGGCGTCAGGTTTCTCGGGGGCTTGGCGTTTGGCATGGTCGTTCGTGATTGGTGGCGTGCCGTCAGGGTTAACCCATGCGCGGACCCCGATCAAACCATCGGCGCAGATGGTGGCGTGCCTCCGTCGGCTCCCTATCCCGCGCGCTGGGGCAGTTCGCCCAACCCCTTGTTCTTCTTGTCCGGAATTTCCCCCCGGCACCCAGTTCCACCTTCCGCCTGTATTCCGGTCCCCGGCCCGTGATCCGACTTGATAGTGGCGCGGGTCTACGGCCTGTGTCGTCGGGCAAGGAGGCGGGATGGATGGTCAAGAGACTGAAACTGAATGAGAAAACCCTGCGCGAGGCGGAGCCGAAGCCCGGCGTCAGCTATCAGATATTCGACACGGAGGTGATCGGCTTCGCCACCCGGGTGCAAGCCTCGGGCGCGCGGACCTTCACCATCGACTACCGGCACGCCGGGCGGCAGCGGCGGATGACCATCGGGCGCTGGCCAGAGTGGAGCGTCACGGCCGCGCGCGAACGCGCCAAGGAACTGCGCCGCGCCATCGACGAGGGACAGGATCCTCTGGCGATGCGCGACGAGTGGCGCGGGGCCCCGCGCATCACGGACATGATCGACCGCTACATCGCCGAGCATCTGCCAAAACTGGCCAAGACGAATGCGGGCGACCAGGTCTCGATGCTGAAGAAGATGGTGGAACCGGCCTGGGGCAACCGGCTGGTGACGGAGATCACCAAGTCTGACGTCGCGAAGTTCCTCGATTTCGTGGCCGAGGGGCGGCCCCGCCCCAGCAAGGCGAAGCCCAACAACCGGGCGCGCAAGCTGCAGGGCCACAAGCCCACCCCGATCCGCGCCAACCGAATGGGCGAGGTGCTGCGCAAGATGTTCACGCTGGCGGTGGAATGGGAATGGCGGACGGACAACCCCGCGCAGGGGTTCCATCGGCGCATCGAACATGCCCGCGAACGGTTCCTGTCGCCCGAAGAACTGACCCGGCTGGCGGCCGTGCTGGATGCCGCCGAGGACCAGCGCGCCGCGGCCATCATCCGCATGTGCATGCTGACCGGCGCCCGCGTGGGCGAAGTGCGCACCGCACGGTTCGAGCAGTTCAACCTCGACTATGCCATCTGGTCGAAACCCGCCTCGACCACCAAGCAGCGCAAGATCCACCGTGTGCCGATTTCGCAGGACGTCGCGGCCATCGTGCGGCTCCGGCTTGAGGCTGTTCCGCGCGGCAACCCGTGGCTGTTCCCCGGCGACACCGTCGGCCAGCCCGTGCGGGAAATCCGCCGGTTCTGGGCCAAGGTGCAGAAGGATGCCGGGCTGGCCGACGTTCGGATCCACGACCTGCGCCACACCTTCGCCTCGCTCTTGGTCAGCGGCGGCGCCTCGCTGGAAATGATCGGCAAGCTCCTCGGCCACAGCCAGATGCAGACCACCCAGCGTTACGCGCACCTGATGGATTCCCCCCTGCGGGCGGGTGTCGACACGGTGGCGAGCCTGCTGCGCCCACGGCCGCGCCTTGTGCATGACGCGGCGAGGGAGGCCGACCTGCCGAAATCGGCCTGATCGTCACATCGGCTCCTCGCCGCGCAACTTGCTCCAGAGCGAGGTCAGCCGCTTGCGGATGGTGCTCTCATCGGGCACCTCCCCGGACTTCGAGTTCTGGACGAACCAGTCCTGCACCAATGAGACCAGCGCGGTCTTGGTTTCTGGAAGCCCCTTCTCGTGGGCGAACCAGAACAGCCACGCATACATCGCATCCCAATCGTAGCGCGGCGTGGCACCGATGGTGGAAACCAGACGCGGCAGCAATTCCCGCTCGTCCTCGAATTGGTGCAGATTTCCGGCATCCACCAGCAGGTCAAAGGAACGCACCAGCAGGCCCTCGGCCGGATCGGTGATCGCCAGCCAGGTTGTCGCCCCGAGGGGCATGACACGCTTGAGGCGCGCATGCTCGTCGCTCGGGCCGATCCTTCGAAACAACCCCATGAATTCGGCCATCGGCACCTGCACCATTCCTGCGACGGTTTCCGCACCGCAGAGCACCGGGGAAATGCCGGTCACGACGTTCAGGTGCCCCGCCGCCGCCCAGCCCGCGACATCGGCCGGATGACGGTTCCAGCGAAAGGCCAGCTCATAGATCGAATGGAAGGCAACAGGCGGCAGAGGCATCGGGAAATTCCTTTCAGACATGCGGCATCCTTCGGCCAGGGCCGTCGGCATGCAGGTTACAAATGACCCGCCGTGCCGAGCACGTGGGCAGACTGGGTTCAGAGCACGTCGTCGAGGAAAACCGCCTGTAGGCCAGAGGCACACCGTGACCGGCATGCGTATCCGACTGCGTTCGTCTTTTCGATTCTTATGGACTGCTCAACCAAGAATCTACGCATCCGACAGGCGAGCAGGCAACAACAAACCGGCAATGGTAGCCCGGAACAAAGAAAGAACCTGTGGATATCGTCGAGTGCCTGCGGAACCCGACCGGAACGACCCATTCCGGCAGTTCCGCTCCCCTCGGAAGCGCCGAATCCGTCCGAAGGCCGGTCAAAGCGCCCGGCCCGGAGGGAGCGATGATGCACGCGCCCAGTTCGCCGCCCGGAACCGCCTGAGACGACGGCCGCGGAGGCGTTTGCCTGGGGTGTCTCCGACTCGCAGCAGCCAGGAAGGTCCAATGAAACAAGGGGTGGAACAGGGCATCGGCCCTCAATTCCACCTTCCGCCTGTCTTCCGGTCCTCACGCTCTGCTTCGCTGGATTGACCCCCGCAAGAGGGGTGCCGCGCGAATGGAGCAGCCGATGAAGGACATTCAGACCGATCTTGACGAGGACATCCCCGACCTGCTGGCCGACTGGATCAGCCGGGAGCAGTTGGCACGGGCGCTGGGCCTGACGGCCGACACGCTGTCCCGGTGGGAAGCCCGCCGTCAGGGACCGCCCTGCACACGCATAGGTCGCAAGACCTTCTACCGCCGCGCCGCCATTCAGGAGTGGATCCGCGCGCAGGAACAGGCCCATCCGGTGCGCAAGACGCGAGGCCGGTCATGACCATCCAGCCCCGCAGTTCCGCCTGGCCCGCCGACCGCGTGGCCGAGGCCCGCGCCGTGATCGCCGACGTCGCGCATCACAGCGATCTCCTGATTCGGCTCGCCTGCAACGTGCTTGCCCAGCATGGCGAGACCCCGGGCGAACGTGCCGATGCCCAGCGCCTGCTGGTCGTCATCGATGCGCGGCGGCCAGTGCAACGTGCCCAGCGCGAGGATCAGGGGAGGGCTGCGCGATGATGCGCCGTGGCACCCCCGAGGCCGATCTGCAGCGTGCCGTGGTGCAAGCGTTGCGCATTGCCCTGCCCCGCACCGCTATCATCCATCACTGCGCCAACGAGGTGACCGAGGCCGGGCCCCGCGGGGCCAAGCGCCAGGCGATCCTCGTCGGTATGGGCGTGCACGCCGGGTTCGCCGACCTGATGGTGATCTGCGACGGCCGCGTCCTGTTCCTCGAGCTGAAGGCGCCGAAGGGGCGGCTGCGGCCGGAGCAGGAAGCGTTCCGCGATGCCGTTCTGGCTCAGGGGTTCGGCTGGGCACTGGTCCGCAGCCTCGACGACGCGCTGGGCGCGCTGGCCGATCACGGCTTCACAACGCGCATCTCCCCTGCCCCGCGGAGGCCCGCGCCATGAGCCACGAGGCCACCAACTGGGCCATCAAGCAGCGCGGGCTGAAGCCCACGACCAAGATCGTGCTCTGGCACCTCTGCGACCGGTTCAACCCGGATTACGGCTGCTTTCCTTCGCAGGACCGGCTGGCGCATGACTGCGAGATCAGCCGGTCCACACTGAACGATCACCTTGGCCAGCTCGAGGCCGTGGGCCTGCTGCGGCGGGTGCCGCGGCTCGACCCCGTGACCAAGCGCCAGCTGCCCACCCGCTACATCCTGGGGTTCGAGCCGGGGTTCACACCCGTGGCTGTGGTGCCGTGTCCGGAAATCGGACACGGCGAAGGCGACGGTGCGGAAATCGCTGAGATGGTCGAGGGTTCGCGCCTTGATGGTGCTGCCGACGCCCTGCCGTGTCCAGATTTCGGACACGGGGATGAGGCGAGTCCCGTGTCCGATTTTCCGGCTGACCCGTGTCCGGAAAATGCCGAAAGCCGTGTCCGGATTTCGGACACTAACCCTGTAAGGGAACCTCTAAGTAAACCAGTAAAGGAGGAGGAGGGCGCGCAGGCGCGCGAAGGCGTATCCGATGAGGTTTTCGGGGATCTGCTCGGCGCGCTGGGCCTCGACCCCACCGCCCTGCCCGGCTGGTGGCAAGGCTGGCCGCCCCGGCTGCACGTCCAGCGCTGGCGCGACGAGTTGGGGCTGACCGAGGCGGAGATCATCGGCGCCGCCGAGGCCAGCCGCCAGGAACACCCCGATCCGCCCGATGGGCCGAAGGCCCTTGACCGCGCCATGCAGCGCGCCGCCCAGCGCAAGGTCGAGGATGCCGGGCGGCGGCGGCGGAAGGCGAAGGCGACTCCTGCACCTGCCCCTGCTGCAAAGCCCATCACCGACCTCCCTGCCTTCTATGCCGATCTAGTCAACTCCGACCGCTACCTGCCGGTCAGCGCGATCAGCAACACGATGCGCGACGCCATGCTGGCCCGGGGGCTGGTCACGCCGGAGCGCCTGCGCGAGCGCGGGGTGCGGTGAATGGCATGGTGTCACGTCCCCGGCACGGACTCTCCCTCTGCGCAGGCGGCGGAGGCCTTGATCTGGGCCTCATGCTCGCCGAACCCGGCTATCACACCCGCGCCTTTGTCGAATGGGAGGACTGGCCAAGGGCGGTCCTCATCGCGGCGCAAGCAGCCGGATACTTCGCCCCGGCCCCGATCTGGACCGACCTGCGCAGCTTCGACGCCCGACCCTTCCGCAGCGCGTTCGACGCCGTCCTCGCAGGCTATCCCTGCCAGCCCTTCAGCGCGGCCGGAAAGCGCGGCGGCGCCGGCGACCCCCGCCACCTCTGGCCCGACGTCGCCCGCGTCATCAGCGAATGCCGCCCGGAATGGGTCTTCCTCGAAAACGTCGCCGGGCACGTCACCCTCGGGCTTGAAACCGTCCTGCGAGAGCTTTGGGGATTGGGCTACACACCTGCGGCGGGCCTGTTCTCGGCGGCAGAAGTCGGCGCGCCGCATGAACGGCTGCGCATCTTCATCCTGGCCCACACCGATGAGCCTGCATCCCGGCACCGGCCGCTACAACCCGGCCGGGAACAGCGACTTCACTCGCAAGGCCGAGGCGCTGGCGCTGGGCATCGCGAAAGCCCTGCCCAACCACTGGCCGACCCCGGCCGCGCAGAACTGGAAAGGATCCAGCGAGGCCAGCATCACCCGCACCGACGGCAAGTCCCGCATGGACCTGCTGCACTACCGGGCGGAGCAGGGCTTCACCCGCCCAGCCCCGGCGACCTTGCCGGATGGGCCGCGGTCCTTGCCGCACGCCCCGATCTCGCGCCCGCTCTGGGCTTCGATGATTGCCTCGCATGGGCGCGCCGTCTCGCGGCGGATCCTGAAGGGCCGGTCGCGGCGGCGGCTGAACCCGCTCTTCGTCGGATGGCTGATGGGTTGGCCCATCGGGCACGCGCTCTGCGCCTGCTCGGCAACGGAGTTCACCCTCTGGCAGCAGCACATGCGTGGCGCTCTCTCGCAGCTACCCACGGCCTCGGGCCCGTGGATCTGGCGGCCAACGGACCGGGCCCAGCGCCCGGCGCAGATGGATTTCCTTGAAGGATTGCAGCCATGAGTTTCCACGGACACGTCAGCGGCACCAGGATCAAGCGCGCGCTGGGCGTGCAGGCGGCGCTGGAATGGGCCTTCCGGATCGAACAGGCGCAGCTGGAACTGCCCCTGCCCCCGGACGTCACCGAGGAAGGTTTCGGTTTCGGCCTCGAATATGTCCTGCTGCAAAGGGCCGTCTTGGGCTGCAAGATCGACGGCGGCCAGTACAAGATCGGCGGCTACACCCACGAGGACGCCGAGGTGATCGCCGCCACCGTCGCCGGGATCCCCGACAGCCTCGGCGGTAAGCGCATGGCGATCCGCGTCGCCGAACTGGCCCGCGCCGGGCTGACCCCGGACTGGATGCCCGGCGCCGTCCCGCGCTGCGTGCCAAGCATCGTCAAGCAGAACCAGCATGGCACACATGTGGGCACCATCGTCGTCGGCACCGAGCGCGTCCGAGTGCGCGGCCCGGGCGCGCGCGCCACTTGGAAGACCATCGACATCCTGGCCTGCCCGGTCACCTTCTCGCCGCATCCGCAGCAGATTGAAGCCGCCCGGCGCGGCTACGACGACTGGTGGCAGGCGCTGGGCTGGGTGCGGGAGGGGCTGATCACGGCCGGGATGCTTCGGGAGGTCGAGGTGACGGCGGCGATGCCGAAGGCGCGGCCTTGGATTTCCTGTAAATGATTTGTCATCTCGTGCGGCGAAGTTTCAACCGATGGCAGATTTGCTTTCGCCCGAACACCGTAGGACGTTGCGGGGCCACCAGATGCGAACTAGGGTGCCACACAGGTATGCGCTGCAAGGGCTCGGTTTTCTGAAGATATTTCCGACACTGACCGTTCCGGCGCCAAAGTAAGGACAGCAGTGTAGAACCATGAACCAGGCCGCCCACAACAAGCTCATCTCATTCATCTGGTCCATTGCTGACGACTGCCTGCGCGACGTCTATGTGCGCGGCAAGTACCGTGACGTTATCCTGCCGATGGTAGTGTTACGGCGCCTCGACACGCTGCTAGAACCCACCAAGGCGGCCGTCCTCGAGGAAGTCCGTTTCCAGCGCGAAGAGATGAAGGCGACAGAGCTCGATGATGCCCCGCTGACCGCTGCCTCGGGATACGTGTTTTACAACACCAGCAAGTGGACGCTGAAACAGCTCTACGCCACGGCCACGAACAATCAACAGATCCTGCTGGCCAACGTCGAGGAATACCTCGGCGGGTTCAGCGACAACGTCAAAGAGATCATCGCCCGCTTCAAACTGCTCGAGCAGATGCGGCACATGGCGAACAAGCAGGTCCTGCTCGACGTCCTCGAAAAGTTCATTTCGCCTTACATCAACCTGACGCCCCACGACGCCGAGGATCCCGACGGCAACATGATGCCGGGCTTGTCGAACCTCGGCATGGGCTATGTCTTCGAAGAACTAATCCGCAAGTTTAACGAGGAAAACAACGAGGAAGCCGGGGAGCACTTCACCCCGCGTGAGGTCATCCATCTGATGACCCACCTCATCTTCGACCCGATCAGCGGCCAGTTGCCGCCGGTCATGACGATCTATGACCCCGCCTGCGGCAGCGGCGGGATGCTGACCGAGGCCCAGAACTACATCAAGGAACCCGAAGGCCCCATCGCGGCCAAGGGCGACGTCTACCTTTATGGCAAGGAAATCAACGACGAGACCTATGCCATCTGCAAATCCGACATGATGATCAAGGGCAACAACCCCGAGAACATCAAGGTCGGCTCGACTCTCGCCACCGACGAATTTTCGGGCCATCGCTTCGACTTCATGCTGTCGAACCCGCCCTACGGCAAAAGCTGGAAGAGCGACCTGAAGCACATCAAGGATGGCAACGACGTCATCGATCCGCGCTTCCGGGTAGAACTGATCGACTACTGGGGCAAAACAGAAACTGTCGACGCAACACCGCGCTCCAGCGACGGCCAACTCCTGTTTCTGATGGAAATGGTTGGCAAGATGAAGCCCATCGCCAACAGCCCCATCGGCTCGCGCATCGCCTCCGTCCACAACGGCTCCAGCCTGTTCACCGGCGACGCGGGCAGCGGCGAATCCAACATCCGCCGCTTCATCATCGAAAACGACATGCTGGACACCATCATCCAGCTGCCGAACAACCTGTTCTACAATACCGGCATCACCACCTACATCTGGCTTCTGACCAACGCCAAGCCCGCGGGGCGGCGCGGCCGGGTGCAGTTGATCGACGCCAACTTGATGTTCCGCAAGCTGCGCAAGAACCTTGGCGACAAGAACTGCGAATTCGCCCCGGAGCATATCGACGACATCATCGCTGCCTATATGGCCTTCCAGCCGGTCGAACGGCAGCTTGACGCGAACGGCGATCCCACCGGCATAGCGGTGCAGATCTTTGACAACACCGATTTCGGCTATCACAAGGTCACCATCGAACGCCCCGACCGCCGCCGCGCGCAGTTCAGCGCCGAACGGCTGGAACCCCTGCGCTTCGACAAATCCCTGCGCGAACCGATGGAGCATCTGTGGGCCGAACATGGCGACAAGGTCTATGAACCCGGCTTCCTGAAGGCCCAGGCCAAGGCGATCCAGGCCTGGTGCGAGGAACAGGAGATCGCGCTGAACGCCAAGCAGCGCGGCAAGCTGGTCGACACCTCGCTCTGGCTGCGTCAGTGTGATCTGATCGGGGTCGGCCATCAGCTGATGGAGGCGGTGGGAACCGAGGAGACGGCGGATTTCAACGCCTTCCGCGATCACGTGGGCCAAGTGCTGAAGGCCCGCAAGATCAAGCTGACCGCCACCGAGAAGAACGCGATCCTGAACGCCGTCAGCTGGTATGCCGATGACGCGGAAAAGGTGATCGACAGCATCCAGCGCTATTCCAAGGCAGAGCTGGAGGCGGCCGCGGCGCGGCTGGGCTGTGGTATCGACGAGTTGGGCGACTTCGGCCTTTATGCCCAACCGGATGGCAGTTACCTGACTTACGAATCCAGCACCGACCTGCGCGACAGCGAGGCGGTGCCGCTGAAGGACAGCATCCACCGCTATTTCAAGGCCGAGGTGAAGCCGCATGTGCCCGAGGCCTGGATCAACCTCGACACGGTCAAGATCGGCTACGAGATCAGCTTCAACAAGTATTTCTACCGCCACAAGCCGCTGCGCAGCCTGGATGACGTGACGCGGGACATTCTGGCGCTGGAGCAAAAGGCCGATGGTCTGATCGCCGATATCCTGGGGGTGAAGCCCGCCGATCTGTCGGAGGCAGTGTGATGACGCTCGCCGCATGGCCGACCTATGACAGCTACAAAGACAGCGGCGTCGAGTGGATTGGCGATGTCCCCGCGAGTTGGTCCGTCGAACGCGGGAAGTGGCTTTTCGTCAAGAAAGATCGCCCAGTTCGTCCAGAAGATGAGATCGTTACCTGTTTTCGGGACGGTCAAGTCACCCTTCGAAACAACAGGCGCACAGAGGGCTTCACCAATGCCCTGAAAGAACATGGATATCAGGGAATCCGGAAGGGCGACCTGGTGATCCATGCAATGGATGCCTTTGCCGGTGCCATTGGCGTCTCTGACGCCGATGGCAAGTCAACGCCAGTCTATTCAGCCTGTGTTCCGCGCGAGCCTGATACAGTCGATCCCTACTTCTACGCCTATTACATGCGGCACATCGCTTTGTCGGGCTTGCTGGTCTCCTTAGCGAAGGGGATCAGAGAGCGTTCGACTGACTTCCGCTACAACGACTTCGCCGACCTGCAACTGGCCGTTCCATCGCTTACCGAACAACGCGCCGTCGCGGCGTTTCTGGATGAGAAATGCGCCAAGGTGGACGAGGCGGTGCGGATCAAGGAAGAGCAGATCGCGCTGTTGCGCGAGCGGCGGCAGATCCTGATCCAACAGGCCGTCACCCGCGGCCTGAACCCCTCCGCCCCCATGAAGGACAGCGGCATCGACTGGATCGGCCAAATCCCCGCGCATTGGGAGGTGCGGCGCAACTTCGTCCTGTTCCGTGAAATGAAGGTTTCGGGCCATGCCGATCTGCCGGTGCTGTCGGTGTCGATCCACAGTGGGGTGTCGTCCGAGGAACTGAGCGACGAAGCAAACATCCGCTCGATCATCAAGATTGAAGACCGCACATCCTACAAGGAAGTTAAGCCCGGCGACGTGGCCTACAACATGATGCGCGCGTGGCAGGGCGGCATCGGGGCTGTATCAGTGCATGGAATGGTCAGCCCGGCCTATGTGGTTGCGAGACCAAGCCCAGAGTTGGCCGCGGACTACTTTGAATTGCTGTATCGCTGCCCGGCGTTCATTAGACAGATGGACTCCGGCTCCAAGGGCATCACCGATTTCCGAAAACGGCTGTATTGGGACGACTTCAAGAACCTGTTGACGCTTGTTCCGCCATGCGAAGAGCAAGCGGAGATTGTTCTGCGCATCGCTCAGTTGTCCCAGAAAATCGAGGATGCGGTGGCCATCAAAGAAGAACAAATCGCCGCACTCAAGGAATACAAGACCAGCCTGATCAACGCGGCGGTCACGGGCAAGATCAAGGTGGCGTAAGGGGGGATCATGGTCAGCAACACCAAGGAAGTGGCACTGGAACAGGCGATCCAGCGGCACCTGACGGGCCTGACGACCGAAGAGCTGGCTGGCCAGCCCGCCCCGCATGGTCACGGCCCCTTTCGCCTTGGCCTGCCCGCCGATTTCGACGCCGAATACGCGCTCGACACGCGCCTCTTCTGGGAGTTTCTGGAAACCACCCAAGGGAAAGAGCTGGCCAAGCTGAAGGAACGCAATCCGGGCGACTGGCAGCGCAAGATCCTTGAACGCTTCGACCGGCTGATCAAGAAGAACGGCGTGCTGCATCTGCTGAAAAAGGGCCTCGCCGTCGACGACGCCTTCTTTGCGCTGATGTATCCCGCGCCGCTGGCCAGTTCCGCCGCCAAGGTCCACGAAAACTTCGCCGCCAATATCTTCAGCGTGACCCGGCAGGTCCGCTATTCGCAGACAAACCCGGGCGAAGAGATCGACATGGTCCTCTTCCTTAACGGGTTGCCGCTGATCACCATCGAGCTGAAGAACGCCTGGACCGGCCAGACCGCCCGCTATCACGGCCAAAAGCAGTATCGCGACGGCCGCGACGCCACCCAGCCCCTGCTGCAATTCGGCCGCGCGCTGGTGCACATGGCCGTGGACACTGACGAGGTGTTCATGACCACGAAACTGGCCGGGCCCGCGACCTTCTTCCTGCCCTTCAACAAGGGCCATGAACAGGGCGAAGGCAATCCGCCAAACCCGCACGGCCACAAGACCGCCTATCTGTGGGAAGAGGTTTTCACCAAGGAAAGCCTTGCGGGCATCATCCAGCATTTCGTGCTGCTGGAGGGCAAGGCGACCGACCCGCTGGCCAAGAAGTCGATGATCTTCCCGCGCTATCACCAGCTGGAGGTGGTGCGCCGCCTGCTGACCCATGCGGCCACGACGGGCGTGGGGCACAGCTATCTGATCCAGCACTCGGCGGGTTCGGGCAAATCGAACTCGATCACCTGGACTGCCTATCAGCTGATCGAGACCTATCCGGCCAAGGTGGGCATTCCGGGCGCCAAGGGGCTGGATCAGCCGCTGTTCGACAGCGTGATCGTGGTGACCGACCGGCGGCTTCTGGACAAGCAGCTGCGCGATAACATCAAGGATTTCTCCGAGGTCAAGAACATCGTCGCCCCGGCGCTGCGCTCGGCCGACCTGAAATCGGCGCTGGAGAACGGCAAGAAAATCATCATCACGACGATCCAGAAGTTCCCCTTCATCATCGAGGGGATCGCCGACCTGAGTGACAAGCGGTTCGCGGTGATCATCGACGAGGCCCACAGCGGCCAGAGTGGCAGCGCGCATGACAACATGAACCGCGCGATGGGTGCGGGCGATCAGGATCCGGACGAAGATGACCCGCAGGACCGGATCCTCGCGGCGATGCAGTCGCGCAAAATGCGCGGCAACGCATCCTATTTCGCCTTCACGGCCACACCCAAGAACACGACGCTGGAGAAGTTCGGCGAACGCCAGGCCGATGGAAGCTTCAAGCCATTCCACCTCTACAGCATGAAGCAGGCCATCGAGGAGGGCTTCATCCTCAACGTTTTGGCGAACTACACGACCTATAAGAGCTATTACGAGATCCAGAAGTCGATTGCCGACAACCCCCTGTTCGACACGAAGAAGGCGCAGAAGAAGCTGCGCGCCTATGTCGAGCGCAGCCAGCAGACGATCAACACCAAGGCCGAGATCATGCTCGACCATTTCATCGAACATGTGGTGACGCCGAAGAAGCTGCGCGGCAAGGCCAAGGGGATGATCGTCACCCAAAACATCGAGGCGGCCATTCGCTACTACAAGGCGGTGACCAAGCTGCTCGCGGACCGGGGCAACCCATTCAAGGCACTGAGGTCGCGATTCTCGGGCGAGAAAGTCGTGGACGGGGTGACCTACAACGAGGCCGAGATGAACGGCTTTCCCGATGCCGACACGCGGGACCGGTTCGACGAGGACGACTACCGGCTGTTGATGGTGGCCAACAAGTATCTGACCGGTTTCGACCAGCCGAAACTGACCACGATGTATGTGGACAAGAAGCTGCAGTACGTCCTCGCTGTGCAGGCGCTGTCACGGCTGAACCGTTCGGCACCGAAACTCGGCAAACGGACCGAGGACCTGTTCATCCTGGACTTCTTCAACGACGTGACCGACATCAAGGCAGCCTTCGACCCCTTCTACACCGTCACCACCCTTTCATCTGCAACGGATGTGAATGTCCTTCACGAACTGAAGGGATCGCTTGACCAGGTCGGCGTCTACGAATGGCAGGAGGTCGAAGAATTCGTCACGCGCTACTTCGCGGGTGAGGAAGCTCAGACGCTCAGCCCGTTGATCGACGTGGCGGCGGATCGGTTCAACCAGCAACTGGAACTGGCCGAGAAGGACAAGATCGACTTCAAGATCAAGGCGCGGCAGTTCGTCAAGATCTATGGCCAGATGGCGTCGATCATGCCGTTTCGAGGTTCTGGAATGGGAGAAGCTCTTCTGGTTCCTTAAGTTCCTGGTGCCAAAGCTCAAGATCAAGGATCCGGACCAGGACATGTTGGACGAGTTGCTGGAGGCCGTCGATCTATCCTCTTACGGCTTGGAGCGGACCAAACTGAACCACACGATCGGTCTCGACGCATCCCCAACCGAACTCGAACCCCAGAACCCCAATCCGCGGGGCTATCGGGATGGTGAACCCGAGAAAGACCCCCTCGACGAGATCATCCGGTCCTTCAACGAACGATGGTTTCAGGGGTGGAGCGCCACACCGGAGGAACAACGGGTCAAGTTTATCAACGTCGTGAACAGTATACGGTCGCACCCCGACTACACTGAAAAGTACGAGGCAAACACCGACCCCTACAACCGTGGTTTGGCACTTGAGAAAATGCTGCAGGAAGTGATGCTGAAGCGCAGAAAGGAAGAACTGGAGCTTTACAAGCTCTTCGCTTCCGATCCGGCGTTCAAGACAGCATGGAGCCAAAGCATCGAGAAAGTGCTGATGAATAACTCGGTGTGAGGGACTGAAGATATTTAATCGAGATCAGGACTGTCAGTTCGCAGCTGTGAGAACCCCGAGATAGAGAATATTGCGCTGGCCAACTCGGCTTTATCCAATCCAAAGAGCAGGAAACGCGATCTGACATGAAAGTTAAACTTCTAGACAAGCGCATATTCACTATTTTTCTGCAAATCACTTCGGCAGTCAGCGCGGGCCTTTCAACACTACTTCTCTTTGTAGATATTCCCGAAGAACTTAAGTTTCCCTCATTGATCGCATTCTTACTTGCGCTCCTTGTCATCTATCTAGGTGTCTGGATATGGTCCAATAGAATTAATCACGTTGAAATCGACATCGAAGGGACCAGCGTAACTGTCAAAGTGGGTGATATCTTCCAGCAGCCCGGCCTGAAGGTAATTGCTTTCAACGAGTATTTCGACACTAGCGTCAACAACGAGATTATAAGTGAAAAGTCCCTTAACGGCATATTCATAAAGTCACACTTGAAGATTCCGGTAGATGAACTCGACAAGTTAATTGAGCAGCATCGCTTCGAGGACGACGAGGTGGCGGGAGAGAATTCCAAGCGGCTTGCAGGAAAGAGAATCAAGTACCGTTTGGGAACGATTTTTGTCCAAAAGGACTTTCTCCTAACCGCAATGTCCAAGTTCGATGAAAGCAACAGAGCGACATTGACAATGCCGGAATATCTGGAGTTTCTCATTCGCTTCTGGGACAGAGTGAACAAGGTCTATGCTCAACAGAGCGTATCTGTGCCAATATTTGGGTCAGGAATTACGCGAATTAAAGGGCACAGAAACATAAGCGACGAGGATCTACTCAAGATCATGCTTTGGACATTTAGAATAAGCGAGATGCGATTCAAGTATCCGGCAAACCTATCGATTATCATTCATAAAGACAAAATAGGCCAAATAAATCTCCTCGACATAAAGATGCTCAAGAGTGGCGTCTAGAATGGAAAATCTCAAAACAACAATGAGCAATCCCGATCAGGGAATAGCAAGCTGCAAATTTTGCGCCACACTGAGACTAGAGAGAGCGAAACATGTCAAATAGAACTGGTACCTACTTTGCTTTTGATGGCCTAGGAGAAACCGACCCCATCAAGTCGGATTTCAGATATTATGCAACCGTCCAGGGCTGGGACGCTGCCAAGCACATCGACTTTAAGTTTGTAAATAGCCACGACAAGGCGAGTTCGGTAAGAGATACAAGCAAGTTGAGTACACTCCAAGCCAGTATTCGCCAGCGGCTAGCAGCATCAAAAAACATGGTTGTGATCATCTCGAACGACACCCGCAAGACTGGCAGCATGCTATCGTGGGAAATCGAGCAAGCGGTAGACGTGTATAAGCTTCCTCTGATCGTCGCTTACACTGGGTACGATGCAATCCTGAAGCCTGAGGAACTCGCCCATCTCTGGCCTACGACTCTAGATTTACGCATCAAGAGCAATTCAGCTCAGGCGATTCACATTCCATTTAAAAAGGACGCAATGTTCGATGCGATTAGGCGGTTCACCGTTAACGGAGAGGCTATCGGCGGACCCCTAGTCTACTACAACAGAGAATCGCAAGTCCGCTGGGGATACATCAGGTAGCTCGAAACCGCCCTTGCTCTGTGAAGTAAATGGGTGCCCCCCTCCTCTGGTTCCTCCCCGGTCCTGAACGTATGCGGGGGGGCGCAGCGCGGCGGTTCGCTAGCGTGAGGCAGTTTCACCGGGGAAGCCAGGCGGAAGCCACCTCGCGACCTGATGCCGGAATTCGTGAGTCAGATCAGCGACTTGCGGAATCACGATCTGGCCGGGGTGGATTCCCGGCAGGAAGCCAGGGAAGCCACCTCCGGGGAAGCCAGGTGGCCGGAAGCCACCACCGAAAGCCAATTCGTCAGAAGCCGTTGAATCCGCTTCACTTTTCGGGTTGACAGACCTGCCCCCATTGACCTACCCCTTGATCATCGAAGAATTGCGCCCGGAGGAACCCCCTCGCGGGCGCTTTTCATTTCCCCTCCCCCACATCCCGAGCCCCATCCCATGGACCTCGTCTTCGCGCCGAGCCAGGTAGAGTCCTGGCCGATTGCCCGGCTGCGCCCCTATGCCCGCAATGCCAAGATGCATGGCGACGAGCAGGTGGCGAAGATCGCCGCCAGCATGGCCAAGTTCGGCTGGACCGTCCCCTGCATGGTGGCCGACGACGGCGAACTGATCGCGGGGCATGGCCGGGTGCTGGCGGCCACGATGCTCGGGCTGACCGAGGTGCCGGTAATCCGGCTGAGCCACTTGGACGAGGCCGAGCGCCGGGCCTACCGGATCGCCGACAACAAGCTGACGGAACTGGGCGAGTGGGACGAGGCCCTGCTGCGCGACGAGATCGCGGGGCTGCTGGCCGAGGATTTCGACCTGACGCTCTTGGGCATCAGCGACGATGATCTGGACGCGCTGCTGCGGGATCCGGAGGCGCTGGGCGGGGATGGCCCGGCCGAAGGCGAGGACGATGTGCCAGAGCTGCCGGTCACGCCAGTATCCGTACCGGGCGATCTCTGGCAGTTGGGCGCGCACCGGCTGATCTGCGGCGACAGCACCGCGGCCGATGTGGTGGGGCGCCTGCTTGGTGATGTACGTCCCCTGCTGATGGTGACCGATCCGCCCTATGGCGTGGAGTATGATCCCTCGTGGCGCAATCAGGCGGGCGCGGCCAAGACGAAACGCACCGGCAAGGTGCTGAACGACGACCGTGCCGACTGGCGCGAAGCATGGGCGCTGTTCCCCGGCGACGTCGCCTATGTCTGGCATGGCGCGCTGCATGCCGCGACCGTGGCCGACAGCCTGGCGGCGGCGGGCTTCGCCATCCGGTCGCAGATCATCTGGGCCAAGGACCGGCTGGTTCTCAGCCGCGGTGATTACCACTGGCAGCATGAACCTTGCTGGTATGCGGTGCGTGCCAAGGGCAAGGGCCATTGGGCCGGGGACCGCAAGCAGACGACGCTATGGCAGATCGCTAACCGGGACCAGGACGCCGAGACCGTGCACGGCACGCAGAAACCGGTGGAATGCATGCGGCGGCCGATCCTGAACAACTCCAGCCCCGGCCAGGCCGTCTACGAGCCCTTCATGGGATCCGGCACCACGCTGATCGCGGCGGAAACCTCGGGCCGGGTCTGCTTCGGGATCGAGTTGAATCCGGCCTATGTCGATGTGGCCATCGAGCGCTGGCAGTCGTTCACGGGTCAGGAGGCGGTGCTGGCGGAAACCGGCGAAACCTTCGCCGCCCTCAAGTCAAGGAGACTGGCGACATGAACGACGTCCTCGCCATCCAGCAGGCTGCAACCAGCGATGACGAAATCGCCGTGCTCGCCAGCGCGGTGACCGATTATCAGGAAAAGCTGCGCGACGCGAAAGGCTATCCCCGGATCAATGCGCTGCAACAGGATCTGCAGGCGACGCGCCAGCGCTTGGCCGTGCTCTTCGGCGAACGCCATGGCTGGCACCTGTCCCGGTCGGGCTTTTCGCCCTCGGTGCTGGCGCGGCGCGGATTGTTCAACGGTCGCGGCTATCACGTCGATCCCTGGCCGCACGAGCTTGTCGACCATGGCTCTTTCTACCGGAAGGACCGGAAGGCCGTCGCGGTGGCCGCGCATCTCTATGGCGACTTCGATGCCGCGAAGCGTCAGGAGACCGAAGCGACCGCTGCGCTTTACAGGCTTCGCGTCACTTGGCCAGAGGACTTCCCAAGCTGGTATCTCCCCGGCCGAACCACGCTGATCGTCTGCACACCGCTGGCAGGACCTGCGTCATGATCATGCCGCCCGGCCGGATCGAGCACTGGCCGCTGGCCCGCCTCCGCCCCTATACCCGTAACGCCAAGACCCATGACGCCGACCAGGTCGCGAAGATCGCTTCCAGCATGGCCGAGTTCGGCTGGACAGTTCCCTGCCTCGTCGCGGCCGACGGCGAATTGATTGCGGGGCACGGCCGCGTCCTGGCCGCCGAGCGGCTCGGGCTGGCCGAGGCGCCGGTCATCGTGCTGGGCCATCTGACCGAAGCGCAGCGACGGGCTTACCGGATCGCTGACAACAAGCTGACCGAACTGGGCGGATGGGACGAGGCGTTGTTGCTCGAGGAACTGCGGGGCCTGATGGCCGAGGACTTCGACCTCGGGCTGATCGGGATCCCCGAGGACGAGCTGGACGCGCTGCTGCATGACGCCGACGACCGCGCACCCATCGACGATGACACCGCCGACACTATCCCCGAGGCCCCGGCCGAGCCGATCACGCAGGCAGGTGACATCTGGGCGCTGGGTGATCACCGGCTGATCTGCGGCGACGCGACCGACCCGGCCGTGGTGGCGCGGCTGATGGGCGGGGCGCAGGCGTCGCTGATGTTCACTTCGCCGCCCTATGCCCAGCAGCGCGACTATGGCGCGGCGAAGGAGAAGGTCGGCGATTGGGATGCGCTGATGCAAGGCGTCTTCGCCGTGGCGCCGGTCACCGCCGATGCCCAGCTGCTGGTCAACCTCGGCCTCGTCCACCGCGACGGCGAGTGGATCCCGTATTGGGAAGGCTGGGTGGACTGGATGCGCACACAGGGCTGGCGGCGCTTCGGCTGGTATGTCTGGGACCAGGGGCCCGGCCTGCCCGGCGACTGGAACGGGCGGCTCGCTCCGTCGCATGAGTTCATCTTCCACTTCAATCGCCAACCCCGGAAGCCGAACAAGACGGTCGAGAGCAAGCACGCGGGCGAGACCCTCGGCGGTGGCGGCCTGCGCGGGGCCGACGGCACCGTCCACCGCAAGACCGGCTACGGCAACGCCATCCAGAGCCACCGTATCCCTGACAGCGTGTTCCGGATCATGCGCCACAAGGGCGGGCTGGGCGCGGCCGGATCGCACCCGGCCGTGTTCCCGGTGGCGCTGGTCGAGGCGGTGCTGGAGGCTTTCACTGATCCGGGCGACCTCGTGTTCGAACCCTTCTGCGGCTCCGGCACCCAGCTGATCGCGGCTGAGCGCACCGGGCGGCGCTGCTGCGCGTTGGAGCTGGATCCTGCCTATTGCGACGTGGCGATACGGCGGTGGGAGATGGCGACGGGGAGAGGGGCGGAACAGCGGCCTGCTTGATCAGAACGATTTCCGAGCCCAGTGCAAGCGACGCGGGACGAAGCGGTCATATACTGATGGATTGCCGTCATAATGGCCCGTATCACCATCCATCTTGCTCAGCTATTAGCCAGCGAGTAGCCTGAAGTAACCGGAGCGGAGTTCAGACACAGTGAGATACCTGAGGCGGATAGCCACATGCATTGCAATTCACATCGGGACGCTCTCCACAGCGATGGCATTAGAGTTTGATGCCAAGCTTTCTAACACCGGTGCCGCTTTCGTACTTGACGGTGTCATCGAACTTGGCGACGCGGAACGATTCCGGGCGTATTATGAGGAGACGGCGGACGGCTATCAGTTCTCGGTCATGCTCAACAGCCCGGGCGGAAACATGGCGGAGGGTATCCGGCTGGGTCAGCTTTTCCGAGAGCTTGGAATCCACACCTACGTGGTCCGATATCCTAAACGCCCGGCGGATATGGACCAGTTCGACTACAACTTCGTTGATGCGGTCCCGGGTGCGCAGTGCGCCTCCGCCTGCGCGCTAGCGTTTATGGGTGGGATCGAGCGGGTCGTGCCACCAGACGGGTCGCTCGGGTTTCACCAGTTCTACGGCGGCGACCCGAAACGGTCTTCCGCCGACACGATGGTAAGCACCCAAGCCATCTCGGCCATCGTCGCCTCCTACCTTCGAGAGATGGGGGCTTCGCCTGAGCTCTTTGAGCAGCTGTCGATCACCCCTCCAGATCAACTTTTTGTTCCGNNCCCGGAAGAGCTGAGTGCGCTCGGTGTCACGACCAGCAGGGNNTTTCGGGGATTTCAACTCATGCCTAAAGACGGAGACGTTGTCGCAACTGCAACGAATCCAAGGAACCTCACCGCGCTACAGCGCGTATTCGAGGTCGAGACCTTCTGCTGGAAGGGNCGCCCAATGATCAACCTCTACGCAGAAAGTGCATCGGGTGGGCTGCCGCCGCAAATGGCAAACCCGGATACGACCCACTTCAACGGCTTCTGGGTTGAGACTCGGCTCAGTAACAGATCATTCGGAAATGAAAGCGCTCGTTATTATGCGGAGCAGCGGCTTCTCGCGACACTGATCCTTGACCCGGAGACTGCGCTCGCATTTGCGACCGGACCCGCCAGGCTCTCGGTAAACAGCTACACCGCCTCAGGCGTATTTCTTTCCGCTGAGATAGACAGCGGACCCGGAGGTGACGAGGCTATTCGCGCAAGCTTCAAGGGCTGTCTCCCGTAGCACTCGAGGCGCATCGGCCCTTGCCGCTGCAACACAGTGGACCCGTCTGTCTGCTGCCTGCTTCAATGTCTCCGATGGGCTCTTAGCGTCATCACACCATTCGATAGACCGTTCCCCTGCCCTCGACCTTTTCCGCGGCGATGGGCAGACCCAGTTTCTTCTTCAGCGCCCCCGAGATGCAGCCGCGGACGGTATGGGCCAGCCATCGGGTGGCCTCGACCATCTCGGCGACGGTCGCGCCCTCGGGGCGCTGGAGCATGGCGATGATTTGGGCCTGCTTGGTGCCAGCGCGGATGGCGGCCGGTTTGGCGGTCCCGGTTTCTTCTGGCGTCCGTTCAGCATCCTGCTTCGGCTTCGCCTTCCGCGCGATGGCGACAGCGCTGGCTGCCAGCGGCTCGATCCCGACGGCCTCCAGACCAGCTTCGGTCGCGATCAACGTGGTGCCGTGACCGTCGCCGGTCTCGCGCCACATCGGCTCGCCGCGGCGAAGGTTGGCCTCGACCTCCTCGAGCCAGCCGCGGGCGATCATCTTGCCGACGACCATCTTGGCGGCGGCGCCGACCAGCCCCTCGGGCAGCGGCAGGGCGAGGTTACCCGGCCGGGTCGCGGCGCGGGACAGGATCAGGGACTGGGTGTCGGATGGGGTGGTCATCGGGGCCTCCGTGGCTTCGGGCGCGCGGCGTGCGCGCCTTCTACGGAGGCAAACCCCGTCATGGGACGGGGCGGCTCTCGCGCCTTGTGGGCGCGTCAGGGGGCGTATTCGCCTTCCTTGAAAGCGCTGTCGGCGATCTGGCGCAGCAGGCCCGCGTAGTGCTTCAGGGTGCCGACATGCCCCCAATGAATCTCGTCGGGGTGGGTCTCGAAGTGGTCGTCGCTGAGGGCCTTCAGGCGCTCCAGCATGGTGTCGATCTCGGCCTTGGCGGCGATGAAGGTGTCGAGGGCTTTGGAATTGTCGCTGGCGCGGCGGGTGGTCATGGCGGTGCATCCTTCGGTGAGTTGCATCGTTTCCTTGAGATCAGACTCGCTCTGCCGCACCCTCAAATCAACTGAATACCAAGCGATATCATCAGGTTGATCGGATCACTCGGACCATGAAAGGCATGAGCGAACGCGAGTACGCGGCGCATTCCGGCCTCTCCCGCGGCGGGGTGCAGAAGGCGCGCAAGAACGGTCGGCTGGTGGTCCATGACGACGGGTCGATCAATGCCGCGGCCTCGGATGTGCGGCGGGCGGAGATGACGGACCCCGACCAGCAGCGCCGGTCTCTCGGCGCTGACGGGCTGGCCAGCGGCGCCGGCGACACGACGTCGTACATCAAGGCGCGCACAGCGCTGACGGTTTACGCGGCGCAGGAGCGCCAGCTGGCCGTCCAGAAGAAGAAGGGCGCGCTGGTCGACCGCGCGCGGGCGGAAACCCTGGTGTTTCGCCTGGCGCGGCAGGAACGGGATGTCTGGGTCACCTGGCCCGGACGGGTGGCCGCACTGATGGCGGCGCAGATCATGGCGGAGGTGGAACGGCAATCCGGGGCATCGGTGACGATCGAGACCGCGATCATGCAGAGGGTGCTGGAAGCCCATGTCCGCGAACAGCTCGACGCCCTCGCCGACCTCCGGGTTTCCCTCGGGTGACGATGATTCGACCGACAACGACCTGACCGAGGGTCTCGATCTCGGCTTCGACGGCGCCGAGGACCTGCTGCGGGTCTGGCGGCAGGGCCTACGCCCCGATCCGAACCTGACGGTGTCGGAATGGGCGGATCAACATCGCTGGCTGTCCTCGCGCGGCGCGGCCGAGCCGGGGCGGTATCGCACAGCCCGCGCACCCTATCTGCGCGAAATCATGGATGCGCTCTCGCCCGGCCACCCGGCGCAGCGCATCACCTTCATGAAGGCGGCGCAGGTCGGGGCGACCGAGGCGGGGAACAACTGGATCGGCTTTGTCATCCATCACGCGCCCGGGCCGATGCTGGCGGTGCTGCCATCCCTGGAACTGGCCAAGCGGACGTCACGGGGCCGCTTGGACCCGCTGATCGCGGACAGCCCGGCGCTGCGCGAGCGGGTGAACCCGGCCCGATCCCGCGATGCGGGCAACTCGATGCTGTCGAAGGAGTTCCCCGGCGGCATTCTGGTGCTGACCGGGGCCAACAGCGCCACCGGCCTGCGGTCGATGCCCGCGCGCTATGTGTTTCTCGACGAAGTCGACGCCTATCCGGCCTCGGCCGACGAGGAAGGCGATCCGGTTACGCTGGCCGAGGCGCGGACCACCACCTTCTCGCACCGGCGCAAGGTGTTCATGGTCTCGACGCCCACGATCCGGGGGCTGAGCCGGATCGAGCGCGAGTTCGAAGCCTCCGACCAGAGGCGTTACTTCGTGCCCTGCCCGCATTGCGGGACGATGCAATGGCTGCAGTTCGACCGGCTGCGCTGGGCGAAGGGGAAGCCGGAAACGGCGGCCTACCATTGCGAGGGCTGCGAACGGCCCATCGCCGAGCACCACAAGACCGAGATGCTGGCCAAGGGCGAATGGCGGGCGACTGCGGTCGTTCNANGGATACCGAAGGCCATCGGCTTCCATCTTTCGGCGCGTCTACTCGGCCCTTGGGCTGGAAAAGCTGGTCCGACGTCGCGCGGGAATGGCTGGCGGCCCAAGGGTCGGACGAGACGCTGCGCGTCGCTCGCAACACGCTTCTGGGGCNNGACCTGGGTCGAGAGCGGCGATGCGCCGGAATGGCAACGGCTGGCGGATCGGCGGGAAGCCTGGAAGCCCGGGCACCGTGCCGATGGCGGGGCTGTTCCTGACCGCGGGCGCTGACGTCCAGAGGGACCGGATCGAGGTCGATATCTGGGCCTGGGGCCGGGGTCTGGAAAGCTGGCTTGTCGATCACATCGTCATTCCGGGCGGGCCTGACGATCCGGCAGCCTGGGACAAACTGACGGCCCTGCTCGGCCGGTCGTGGCAGCATGCCAACGGCGCCTTCATGACCGTTGCGCGGCTGGGCATCGACACCGGGTACGAGGCCGCGGCGGTCTACGCCTGGTCACGCAAGGTCGGGTTCGAGCAGGTCGCACCCCTGAAGGGCCTCGAAGGGTTCAACCGGGCGGCGCCGGTGTCAGGGCCGACCTTCGTCGACGCCACCATCGGCGGCAAACGCCTGCGGCGCGGCGCGCGGCTCTGGTCGGTGGCGACGGCAACGTTCAAGGCGGAGACCTACCGCTTCCTGCGGATCGAACGTCCGAGTGATGAGGATCGGGCGCTGGGCGTTCTCGATGCGCCGGGGACCGTCCACATCCCTGGCTGGGCCGACACCGAATGGCTGAAGCAGCTGGTAGCGGAACAGCTGGTCACCATCCGCAACAAGCGCGGCTATGCTCACCAGGAATGGCAGAAGATGCGCGAGCGGAACGAGGCGCTGGACTGTCGGGTCTACGCCCGTGCCGCGGCATGGATCCTCGGCGCCGACCGCTGGGATGAAGCCACCTGGCGGCGGCTCGAAGCACAGGCGGGCGTGGAAACGCGCATGCCAGCAGCCATCCCGACTGACGCCGCACCACCCGATCCGGCCCAGTCCAAGGCCGGAACCCTGACCACGCCGCGCCGGAAACGGCGGGCCTACACCCCGAACTTCATGAGGGACTGATGGACCTGGAACGCATGCAGGCCCTGCTGACCACGCTGCAGGAAGCCCGCTTCGCCGGGCTGCGCAGCGTCAGCTATGACGGCAAGACCGTGACCTATGGCTCGGATGCCGAACTGGCGGCGGCGATCCGTGATCTGGAGGGGCGGATCTCCACCACCTCTGCCACGCCGCGTCGCCGCCGCTGGGGCACCGTGGCCAGCAAGGGGCTGTGACGATGGTGCTCGACGCCTTCCGCGCGCGCCTTGGCTCCATCATCGGCGGGTTTGACGCCGCGCAGTCCCACCGCCGCATGCGCGGGTTCCGCGCCACTCGGGCGCATGTGAACACGCTGATCGCCGCCTCGGGCGAGACGATCACCGCCCGGGCGCGCTGGCTGGTGCGCAACAACGGCTATGCCGCCAACGCGGTCGATGCCTTCGCGAACCACGTCGTCGGTGACGGCATCAAGCCCTCGTCGAAGATCGCGGACGCGACAAAGAAGGAGGAACTGCAGAGGCTCTGGCTCGCCTGGACCGACGAGGCGGATGCCGAGGGGCTGACGGACTTCTTCGGGCTGCAGCGCCGGGCGGCACGCGAGGTGTTTCTGGCGGGTGAGGTGTTCCTGCGCATCCGCACGCGGCGGCCGGAAGACGGGTTGATCGTACCGATGCAGTTGCAGATGCTGCCCTCGGAAATGCTGCCCCAGGACATGACCCGCGGTCTGCCCGGCGCGGGATCAATCCGGCAGGGCATCGAATTCGACGGGATCGGTCGGCGGGTGGCCTACCACTTCCTGCGTCGCCATCCGGGCGACATGACCGATCCGGGGCTGGCCGGGGAAACCGTCCGCGTGCCCGCGTCCGAGGTGATCCACATCCTCGACCCGGTCGAGGCGGGCCAGTTGCGCGGCGTGTCGCGCTTCGCCGCGGCCGTCGTGAAGCTCTTCACGCTGGACCTTTACGACGATGCGGAACTGGAGCGGAAGAAGACCGCGGCGATGTTCGCCATGTTCATCACCTCCCCCGCCCCGGAAACCGCCCTCGATCCGGCCGAGGACGATCTGGAAGTGGAACCGGGCCAGGTGGTGCGGCTTGACCCGGGCGAGGATGTTACCACCCCTTCGACGCCGGATTCCGGTTCGACCTATGAACCGTTCCAGTTCCGCACGCTCCTGCAGATCGGCGCGGCGCTGGGCGTGCCTTATGGCTATCTCACCGGCGATACGGCGAAGGGGAACTTCTCCAATACTCGGATCGCCCTCGTCGACTTCCGCCGCCGCATCTCGGCCTTCCAGCATTCGGTGATGGTCTATCAGCTCTGCCGCGCTGTCTGGACCCGCTGGATGGACACCGCCGTTATCGCAGGCGCCATCGATCTGCCGAGCTATGCCACCGACCGGCGGGAATACCTCGCCTGCGACTGGCTCCCCACCAAGTGGGACTGGATCGACCCGGCCAAGGATGCCGCGGCCGAGATCCTGCAGATCGAGGCGGGCCTGAAATCCCGCACACAGGCCATCGCCGAGCGCGGCTACGACGCCGAGCGGGTCGACAGGGAAATCGCGGCCGAACGGAAACGCGAGGCGGAGCTGGGGCTCGACTTCCGGCGGCCGGGATCCCCGGCGCAGGCGGCCGGTGGCGGCGCTGGGCCGGGCGATGCAGAGGACGAGCGGCGGGATCAGCAGGACACCAACGATCAGGAAGACGACAGCGAGGACCGGGAACCCCGGCCCGCGGAGGACGCATGATGCACCACACCCAGATCGCCCAGCGCGTCTTCAACACGCCGCTGATGGTCGAACCCGCCAAGGCACTGGCCTTCCTGACCGGGCTTGGTCCCCGGATCACGGGGCGGGAGATCAGCGTCGAGGGGCTGGAGATCATGGCCAATGATCAGCATGCTGCCACCCTGCCCGCTCGGGGCTCGCTGTTCGGCGACGACCTGACCAGCCGTCAGGCGCGAAACGGAAGCCAGCCCTTCGCGGTCGTCGATGGGATCGCCGTGATCGAGATCGCTGGCACGCTGGTGCATCGCGGGGCCTGGATCGGGCAATCCTCGGGGCTGACCTCCTATGAAGGGATCGCGGCCCAGCTCCAGGCAGCGCTTGCCGACCCCGCCATTCGCGGCATTGCCCTCGACATCGACAGCTTCGGCGGCGAGGTGGCCGGTGCTTTCGACCTCGCCGACCGCATCCGGGCCGCCCGGACGCAAAAGGCGGTCCACGCTTTCGTCGCGGATCACGCCCTTTCGGCCGCCTATGCGCTGGCCTCCCAGGCCGACCGCATCATCCTGCCCCGTACCGGGGCCGTCGGCAGCATCGGCGTCGTGGCCATGCACAGCGACATGAGCGGGGCGTTGGACCAGAAGGGGATCGCCGTCACTTTGATCCATGCAGGCGCGCGCAAGGTCGATGCGAACCCTTACCAGCCCCTGCCCGAGGCCATCCGCACCCGGATCGCGGGCGAGTTGGAAGACCTCCGCCAGCTTTTCGCCGAAACCGTCGCCGAAGGGCGCGGCCGGCGCCTGGACACCCAACGCGCGCTCGGCACCGAGGCGGCCGTCTTCCGCGGCGAGACGGCCGTCTTCGCCGGTCTTGCCGACGAGGTGGCCGATCCGGTCACTGCCTTCCGCGCTTTCGCCGCCGCACTCCGCGGCACATCCACCCCCCAAGGAAAGGGCCTGATGATGACCACCGCCCCCGAAGACCATGCGCAGCCTGCGGTCGCGCCTGCCGCCAGCACCCCGCAGGAACCGGCCCCGCCCGCGGCAATCGCACCGCCGCAAACCACGACGGCTGCGATGTCGCCCGCGGCGATCCGCGCCGAGGCGGCCGAGGTCGCGCAGGTCTGCGCGCAGGCCGCGCGCCTGGGCATCCAGATCGATGCTGCCGATGCGGTCGCCAAGGGCGTGAAGCCCGAAGCCCTGCGCGCCAAGGTCCTGGCCGATCTTGCCGCGCGCAGCGATGCCGCGGGCATCATCGCCACCGCCCAGGCCGCGGGTGCCAAGGAAAGCCCCATCGTGGCTGCCGCGAAGAAATCGGCCGCCGCCTCGCGCTGACAATTCTGCTCGCGCTGGGCGCCACCATCCCCCAACATCTCGGAGACTGAACCATGCCCGTCCTGACGGAACCGCCCAGCATGGGCGACGTCCTCAAATATGAGGTCAACCCGAACTACACCCGCGAGGTAGTGACGCTGCTCGCGGGCATACCCTATCCCGTCGGCTCGGTGCTGGGGAAGATCACGGCCAGCGGCAAATACACGCTGTCACCCGCGACCGGGGCCGACGGATCGCAGGTCGCAACGGCCGTCCTGCTTTACGCCGTCAATGCCACGCTGGCTGATGCCACGGGCATTGTGCTGGTCCGCGGTCCCTCGATCGTGTCGCGCGCGGCCCTCGCCTACGGCGCCACCGTCGATGACGGCACCAAGATCGCCGCGAAACTCACCCAGCTCGCCGCCGTCGGCATCATTGCCCGCGACGGCGTCTGATCCTCGTCTGCCCCCTCACCCCCGGAGCATCCCATGACCCTCGTCCGCAATCCCTTTGACGCTGGCGGCTATTCGCTGGCCGAGATGACGCAGGCCATCAACATCCTGCCCAACCTCTACACCCGCCTCGCCCAGATCGGCCTCTTCCGCTTCGAAGGGGTCAGTCAGCGCTCGGTCATCATCGAGCAGTACGAAGGCGTGCTGAGCCTCCTGCCCTCCGTCCCACTCGGCGGCCCCGCCACCGTCGGCACGCGGGAAGGCCGGTCCATGCGGTCATTCGCCCTGCCGTGGATCCCGCATGACGACGTGGTCCTGCCTGCCGACATCCAGGGCGCCCCCGCGCTGGGCACCTTCGACGCCGCCGATCCCCTCGTCGAGGTGATGAACCGGAAGCTGCTGCTCATGCGCCGCAAGCATGCCCAGACGCGGGAATACATGGAGATGAACGCGCTCCGCGGCATCGTGAAGGACGGGGCCGGGACCACCCTCTACAACTACTTCACCGAATTCGGCCTGGCGCAGATCTCCGTCGACTTCGTGCTGGGCACCGCCGGAACGAATGTGCAGGGCAAAGTTCGCGAGGTGCTGCGCGCCATCGAGGACAACCTCCTGGGCGAGGCCATGACCAGCGTCCATGCGCTGGTCAGCCGCGAGTTCTTCGACAAGCTGATCGCGCATCCGAAGACGGAAGATGCCTACAAGTTCTACGCCTCGACCGGCGCGCAGCCCCTGCGCGAGGATGTGCGCCGCAACTTCCCCTTCGGCGGCATCCTGTTCGAGGAGTATTCCGGCACCGTCACGCTCTCTACCAAGGCCACCGAGCGGCTGGTCCCGGCGAATGAAGGCATCGCCTTCCCGCTCGGCACCATGGACACCTTCACCACCTATGGTGGGCCGGCCAACCTGCTGGAGACCGCCAACACCATCGGCCTGCCGCTCTATGCGCGTCAGCATCTCGACGAAAAGGGCCGCTGGATCGACGTCATGACGGAGGCCTCGATCCTGCCGGTGAACAAGCGGCCCCGGCTGGCGATCCGCCTGCATACGTCAAACTGACGGGTTCGCCATGTCCGTCTTCGCCGCCGCCATGGACCGCATCTTCATCCATGCTGACATGGCGGCCCCGGCCCTCTGGATCTCGGCCACCACATCCGAGGAACGCCCGATCCGCATCATCCGCCGCGCGCCCGACCGCGTCACCGACTTCGGCGCGGGGCGGTTCGTCAGCGACACGACGGTGGTCGATGTGCGCGTGGCCGACCTGCCAACCCCTCGCCCGGGCGACGTGATCGTCATCGGCGCGGACAGCCATGTCATCCAGGGAGAGCCGCTGCGCGACCGCGAACGGCTGATCTGGACCCTCGATCTCCGCCCGGCGTGATCCGATGAAACTGAAGCTAACCATCGATCCCGACCTCGCCGCCCTGATGCAGGCGGAAATCGCCGCGGGCGAAAAAGCCGTCACCACCGCCATGCGCGAGGCGGGCGCGGGCCTCAAATCTGCCTGGCGCGGCCAGATCACCGGCGCTGGCCTCGGCACCAGGCTCGGCAACTCGATCCGTCTCGCGACCTACCCCAAGGGCAGCGAGAGCCTGAACGCCGCGGCGCTGGTCTGGTCAAACGCCCCAGTGATCGTCGGGGCGCATGACACCGGGCCGCTGATCAGGGCAAAAGGAGGCAGCTGGTTGGCGATCCCCACCCCCGCCGCGGGGAAAAGTACGAAAGGTGGCCGTATCACTCCCGGCGAATGGGAACGCCGCACGGGGTTGGGGCTGCGGTTCATCTACCGGCGCAGGGGTCCGAGCCTGCTGGTGGCCGAGGGGCGGTTGAACAGCAAGGGGCGCGCGGTGGCGTCACGAGCAAAGACCGGCCGCGGGCTGACCACCGTGCCGATCTTCCTCCTGGTGCCGCAGGTCAAACTGCGAAAGCGGCTGGACCTGGCGCGGGATGCCGAGCGGGCCATCGACGGCGTGCCGGGGCGGATCGTCGCGGGTTGGGTAGAGAGCAGGTTCTGAAAGGGACCGTCGACACGCCAGCCGGATTGGCATATATTGCCAATGACCAAGACGGAGACCCTCATGGCCACCCGAAACGTTGTCCTGACAGAAGCGCAGTCTGACCTCGTCGACCGTCTGGTCTCGACCGGCCGGTATCAGAACGCGTCCGAAGCGTTGCGCGCCGGGCTGCGCCTTCTGGAACGCGAAGAGGCGGAACTTGGCGCGTTGCGCAGCCGTCTGACCGCTGGGCTCGAACAGGCCCGGCGCGGGGATCTGGCCGAGGGCAGCGGCGAAGATGCAATCCGCCGGGCTTTTGCCGCGGCGCGTGCCAATTCCTGATGCCGAAACCATGGCGCCTGACACGGCAGGCGGAGGCATCGCTGATCGAAATCGCACGCTGGACCGTCGAGACTTTCGGGCGACGACAGGCGGCGGCCTACGAGGATGACCTAATCTCCACCTGCCACGAGATCGCCGCGGGCACCGCCCTGTCACAGGATTGCCGTCGGCTCATCGACCCCGATCTGGTCGAGGATCTGCGCTTCGCCCGGGCAGGCCAGCATTTCGTGGTCTTCGTCGAAGACGCCGAGCAGGTGATCATCATCGATTTCCTGCACAGCCGCGCTGATCTGCCGCGACGGCTGGCCAACTTGCCTCTGCCGAAAGGCGACAGGGAACACTGACCCCGGGCCTGTCCCGGAACCCCGGAACAACAGATGCCCACCACACGCGAAACTGTCCTCGCCGCGCTGCTTGCGCGGCTTCAGTCGCTTGCCGCCCTCACCCTGCGTGACGAGGTGCTTCCGGAGCGGATTCCCGCGGCCGGGCTGATCATCCTGCGCGACGGCCAGCCGGGCGAGCCTGATGTGACGCTGTCGCCCCTGCGCTATCACTACCAGCACCGGGCAGAACTGGAGGTCGTCGTCCAGGCAGGTGGGGGCAGAGCCAGCACCTTCGATGACCTGATTGCCGCCATCGCCGCGGCGCTTGAAGCCGACCGGACGCTGGGCGGCCTCTGCGACTGGGTCGAACCCGAAGCCCCGGCCTCGGTCGACTTGCCTGTCGAGGGCGCCGCGGCCTTGAAGGCGGCGGTGATCACCGTCGTCCTTCACTACACCACGACCGGCCCTCTGGCCTGAATTTCCCCACATAGGAGACCTCCATGGCACGCGCACACGGCGCGCGGGCGCAGATGGCGCTTGCGTTCGAAACCGTCTACGGCACCCCGCCCGCCAGCGGCTATCGGCTGATGCCCTTCGCCCGGACCACACTGGGTGCGGAACAGCCGCTGCTGAATTCGGAGCTTCTCGGCTACGGCCGCGATCCCCTGGCCCCAATCAAGGACGCCGTCACCGCCGACGGCGAGGTGGTGGTGCCGATCGATGTGGAGGCTTTCGGCTTCTGGCTGAAGGCCGCCTTCGGCGCCCCGACCACGACCGGGACCACGCCCAAGACCCACACCTTCCAGTCGGGGAACTGGACGCTGCCGTCGATGGCAATCGAAGTGGCCATGCCCGAGGTGCCGCGCTTCGCGATGTATGCTGGTTGCGTGATGGACCAGTTGTCCTGGCAGATGAACCGCTCGGGCCTGCTGACCGCGACTGCACGGCTGATCGCGCAGGGCGAGGCCATCGCTGCAACCACCGCCGCAGGCACCCCGACCGCGCTGGGCCTGCAGCGCTTCGGCCATTTCAACGGGGTGGTGAAGCGCAACGGCACGGCGCTCGGCAATGTCGTGTCGGCCGAGATCACCTATGCCAACGGCCTCGACCGGATCGAGACCATCCGCAACGACGGCAAGATCGAGGGCGCCGATCCGGGCATGGCCGCACTGACCGGCCGGATCGAGGTGCGTTTCGCCGATAGCGCCCTCGTCACCCAAGCCATCGACGGCACGCCCTGCGAGCTCGAGTTCGCCTACAGCCTCGGGGCGAATGCCAGTTTCACCTTCACGACCCACGCCGTCTACCTGCCGGTCCCGCGGATCGAGATCCCGGGTCCGCAGGGTATTCAGGCCACATTCGACTGGCAGGCGGCGCAACCTGCCGTGCCGGGGCCGATGTGCACGGCAGTGCTGATCAACGGGATGGAGGGCTATTGAAATGCTGACGCTGGACCTGACGAACGAACCGCGCTGGCTCGAGTTGTTGCCGGGCGTTCGGCTGAAGCTGCGACCCCTGACCACGGCGCTGATGGTCGCGGCCCGCGCTGATCCGGCGGTGGAGGCGATGCCACCCGCGGCCACCCCGGAGGACGTGGCGCTTGCCATGGCCAAGGCCGTCGCGCGATTGGCAATCCTCGAATGGGAGGGTATCGGCGATGCCGAAGGTCGGCCGCTGCCGGTCAGCCCTGATGCTGTCGACGCCTTGCTCGATCTATGGCCCGCCTTCGAGGCCTACCAGGCGCAGTACGTCGCCCGCGGCCTGATGCTGGACGCAGAAAAAAACGCCTCCGCGCCCTCGCCGACTGGTCCTTCGGCGGGGGCGACGGCTACTGCGCGGCCTGCGCAGGCCCCTGCCCCGACTGCCCCGCAAGACTGAACCGGCCGCAGACGGTCGAGGGCTGGCAGGTCTGGGACCTGGCACAGCGCCTCGGCGGCCAGCTGCGCCTCGCGCCGGGCGCCGTCATCGGATGGGACATGGGCGCCGCGCTTTCACTGGCGCAGGCGCTGGGCGTCAACCCCCTGATCACCGCCGAACTGCTGCCCGAGATCGAGGCGGTGATGGTGCGCAAACTCAACGAGCAGATGGAAGGACGCCGGAATGGCTGAGAAACGGGTGTCCGTTCGCCTTGTGGCGGAAGGCGGACGACGCGTACGCGCGGAACTGGAGGGCGTGGGCGAGGCAGGGGCGAAGGGCTTCGGCCGCCTGTCGCATGAGATGGACCTGGCCAACACCCGGCTAGCAGCCTTCGGGCGCCGCACGGCCGTGGCGCTGTCCGCCGCTGCGGCCGCCGCCACGGCCTCGCTCGGCCTGATCGTTCGGTCCACCGCCGAGAGCGCCGCCCAAATTCGACAGTTCGCGCAGGTCGCCAATGCCACGCCCGAGGTGCTGCAGCGCTGGTCGGCCGGGGCACGGACGGTCGGCATAGAGCAGGAGAAGCTGGCCGATATCCTGAAGGACGTGAACGACCGGGTGGGGGATTTCCTGCAAACCGGCGGCGGACCGATGGCGGACTTCTTCGAGAAGGTCGCCCCGAAGGTCGGCGTGACGGCCGAGCAGTTCGCGCGCCTGTCGGGGCCGGAAGCCCTGCAGCTTTACGTCGACACCCTCGAACGCGCCGGTCTCAGCCAGCAGGAGATGACCTTCTATCTCGAGGCCATGGCATCTGATGCGACGGGGTTGATCCCGCTGCTGCGTAATGGTGGGGCCGAGATGGCGCGGCTGGGCGATCAGGCGGCAAGCTTTGGGACGGTGCTGGACAGCGAGGCGCTGGAGGCGCTGCGCCGCACGCAACTGGCGCTGGGCACCGTGTCGCTCGTGTTCGACGGCATGCGCAACCGCATCGCCGTGGCGGTGGCACCCACCATCGAAGCACTGGCAAAGGCCTTCGTCGCGCTGGCCTCCGACAGCGGCATCCTGCGGATCGCCATCGACACCCTGACCGGGAACCTTGGCCGTCTCGCCTCCTATGCTGCAACCTTCGCGGCCCTGATGGCCGGGCGCTGGGTCGTCGGGCTGGCGGCGGCGGCCCTGTCGGTGCGCGGCCTGGCCACCGCGCTTGTCTTCCTGCGTGGCGCTCTGATCCGTACCGGGATCGGGGCGCTGATCGTCGGCGCAGGCGAGCTGGTCTATCAGTTCGGGCGGCTGGTCGCAGGCGCCGGGGGCTTCGGCCAGGCGCTGGAGCTGATGGGCAATGTCGCCCGCGCCGTCTGGGACGGGATCAAGGCCACCACCGGCTCGCTGGTCGATGATTTCCGGGCGCTGAAGGCGGATATCGAAGGCATCTGGACCCGGCTGATGGCCTTCCTGGCCAGCAAATGGGCCGGGTTCCTCGGGATGATCGGGCCAACCTTCAATGCGGTATCAGAACGGATCGGTGCGGAGGTGCAGATCGACTGGTTCGGGGCCGAGGCCCAGGCCTCGATGCTCGAGCACGCCGCCAGCAATGCAGGTGCCATGGCCGACCGCTATCGCCAGCGCGCGGCGGGCACCCGGGCCGGGGCCTTTGACGGCGTGCGCCCGGCGATGGCGGCGTTGGTCGAGGCGGTGAACGGCTCCGGGACGGAGACCGGTGATGCGCTCGAGGCGTCGGCAGCCGGGGCCGGGCGCGTCACGGCGGCGCTGAACACGGCAGAGAGGGCGGCAGGGACCGCCGGGGCGGCGGGACGGGCGGCCGGAACGGAGACGGCCAAGGGGGCGAAGGCTGCGCTGACCGGCTGGCAGGCCGTCACGGCCGCCCTGGCCGACTACGCGACGAAAGCCCGCGAGATCGGCGGCGACGTCGGAAGTGCCCTCGTCGGCGCGTTCCAGAGTGCGGAGACCGCCATCGGCGACTTCGTGAAGACCGGCAAGCTCGACATGCGCGATCTGGTCACCTCGATGATCGCGGACCTTGCCAAGCTCGCTGCGCGGCGCTTCATCCTCGGCCCCATCGCGAACGCCCTTTCCGGCGCCCTCGGCGGCGCGGGCGGAATTTTCGCCAACATCCTGCACGCGGGCGGCATGGTCGGCTCGGCAGGTCCCTCGCGCATGGTGCCTGCCATGGCCTTCGCCCATGCCCCGCGCATGCATTCCGGGGGCTGGGTCGGCCTGAAGCCGGACGAGGTGCCCGCGATCCTGCAACGCGGCGAGCGGGTGCTCTCGCGCCGCGAGGCGGCCGGATGTGGTGCTGCCGCTCCGGTCGCCGCGGCACCGGTGAACATCACCATCCTGACGCGCGATGCCGAGAGTTTCCGGCAATCCCGCACGCAGGTTGCCGCCGACATCGCCCGCGCGGTGTCGATGGGGCGGCGGGGCATGTGAGGCAACCGCCGCCGACAACACGGCGCGTGAGGCAGTTCGGAGAGAATGGATGGCTTTCCACGAGGTCCGGTTTCCGGACGCGATCAGCCGCGGGGCGCGCGGCGGGCCAGAACGGCGCACGCAGATCGTCGAACTGGCCTCCGGGGCCGAGGAGCGCAATGCCAGCTGGGCCAACAGCCGCCGCCGCTATGATGTCGCCTATGGCATCCGCCGCGCCGACGATCTGGCGGCAGTGGTTGCGTTCTTCGAGGCGAGGAACGGCCGCCTGCACGGCTTCCGCTTCAAGGACTGGGCGGATTTCAAATCCTGCCTGCCGTCCCAGACCCCGGGGCCGCTGGATCAGGTGATCGGGACCGGTGACGGAGCGACCACCCTGTTCCCCCTGCTCAAACGCTACACCTCCGGCGCACAGGTCTGGGCGAGGGGCATCACCAAGCCCGTTCCTGGCACCGTGCGACTGGCACTGGAGGGCACCGAACAGCTTTCAGGGTGGTCGGTCGATGCGACCACGGGGAGCGTTACTTTCGCCGCGGCTCCCGCCGAAGGCGTCAGCATCACCGCAGGCTTCGAATTCGACGTGCCCGTCCGTTTCGACACCGACACGCTCGACGTCACCCTCGACCTCGAACGCCTCGGGTCCATCACCTCGATCCCTCTCGTGGAAATCCGCACATGAAGTCCCTCCCACCCGCGCTGCAGGCGCATCTCGACGATGGCACGACGACGCTGGCCTGGTGCTGGCGGATCACCCGCGCCGATGGCGTGACCTTCGGCTTCACCGATCACGACCGGGTGCTATCCTTTGACGGCACCGCGTTCGAGCCGGAAAGCGGGCTGACAGCCTCCGAGGTGCGGTCTGGTTCCGACCTCTCCGTCG